CTCGCGATGATGCCGCCGGTTGCCTTCGCAGCGACACCAACCTTGATGATCTGCCCGATCAACCCGCCGCCGATGAGCGTGGTCAAGAGGGCGGCTGCGGCGAAGGCGGATTGCGTGCAGGCCGCGCCGAAGTTGGTCAACGCACGGATGCCATCGGTCAGCCAGACGACCAGCGACTTCAAACCGCCGGCCAGCCCTTTGTCGCCAACCTTGTGCGTGGCCTCCTCCAAGGCGCTTCCCATCTGTTTGAAGGCATCGCCGAGCGTGTCCTCGATCAGTGCGGCGCTGTCGCGGACCGTGCCTCCCGACTTCTCCATCTCCTTGTTGAACTCCTCCCAGCGTTCTGTGCTGCGCGCCAGGATGAGCGCGGCAGCAGCGCCGCGACGAGAGAAGACCTGGATCGCCTTGGTGACGCCCATGGTTTCCGGCCCGAGCCGCTTCAGGATGTTCAGCAGGCCGTTCTTGCCGATCAGCTCCTTGCCAAGCTCGTCGGTGTTGATGTTCATCTCCTTCAGCGCCGCCGCCGCACTGTCCGATGGGTCACTCAACGACGCGAGCATGGCGCGCACACCAGTGCCGCCGAGCGTTGCCTTCAGTCCACTGTCGGCCAGGATGCCCAAGACCACAGCCGTATCCTTGAGCGACATGCCCGCCGCTGACGCGATAGGGCCAGCCAGCTTCAAGCCCTCGCCGAGTTGCGTGATGTCGGTATTGGACTTGTTCGCCGCGAACGCCAACGTGTCAGCGGCCTCACGCGCCTGCTGCGCGCTCATGCTGAACTGCTTGAGCGAGTCGGCGGTCAGCGTCGCCGACTCTTGCAGGCCGATGGCCGCCACCTTCGCCAAGTCCAGAACTGCGCCAGTCGCAGCAACGACCTCGCCCGTGGACATACCAGCACGCGACAACATCAACATGCCCTGCGCCGACTCGGTTGCGGTGAAAGATGTCGCAGCTCCCAACCGCCTCGCCGTGTGTTCCAACAGCCTCATCTGCTCGTCGGTGCCTCGCACCACGCCCTTGACGCGGGCCATCGCGTCCTCAAGGTTGCCCCACACCTTGACCATCTTGGTGACGGCGGCCAGAGCTGCCAGACCAGTGAACATCCGACCCATGCCCATGCCGGTCGCTCTCGCCGTCTTGCCAGTCTTTGCCAGTTGGGCTTGGAGTAGCTTCTGCGCGTTCGCAGTCTCTCGGGTCTCCCTGCGGATCTTGGCAATCTCACGCCGCAGCTTGCGGCCACCAGTGATCGCTGCCCGCGGGTCGATGCTAACTGGGAGGACTGGCATCTACTTCTTTGCCGCCTTGCCGCGATCAGCGTCGCGGCTCTTGCGGTGCTCGCTCATGCGCCACTGGTCAAGCACGCGGATGGTCCCCCAGATGTCCTGCACCAGTTGGGCGTCGTCGATGGCTTGGATGGAACACCAACCCGCAACGTCTGTCGGCGTGATCGGGTTAGGTTCCATCCCGCAACTCCTGCAAGCATCCAACTCGATGAAACAACGCCAGAACAACTCCAGGTCCAACGGCAGCTCCGGCTTGCGCCGCAGCGGGTTCTCCAGCCCTCGTTGTTCTAGTTCTTCCCACCGCTCCTCGTCTGCGCCGTAGTGGATGATCCAGTCGAGGAGGCTTGTGAGTTTCCCGCTGCGTCCGCCACCACCATCTCACGGTACACGGCCGCGTCGCCCGCGTAGTCCATCACGAAGTCGAATAGGTCGCTGTAGACCGGGTCGGTCATGATCTCGACCGACTTCTCCTTGCTGTACTTGATGTTCTTGCCGTTGTCGTCGGACATGCCACGCCAGTCGACGAGGCAGCACTCGGCCACGGCGATCTTCACGAAGCCCTCCAGGTCGTCGTCGAATCCCATCCGCACCTTGCGGCGGTGAGGTCGAACGAGCTGCTGGAGTCGCTGGTTGTAGGCGGTGTTGCCCAGCCTTGCGATCTTCAACTCCAGCGGCTTGTCGTTGGCGTCCTGCGCGGGGCAGAACTCAACCCACTGACCCTCCGATGCCTTCTCGGTATCGGTTGCAATCCTGCTCAATCTCGCCATGTCTGTCCTCCATGGTTTGGGGTTAGAAGTTGCCGCGAGCGATGCGGATGGTCGTGCCGGAGATGTTGGTGTCTCCATTCACGTCGTCCGGGTTTCTGTAGGCCTGGAAGTCGATCTCCGCGATCACGTCCTCACTCTTGCCGGGTGTGGTCGTGTTTACCGACGTGAACTGAACGCGAGGGAGATCGATGATGTACCCGTCCCCGTTTGCATCCTTAAACGCGATGGCGAGGCCGCTCGCGGTGTCGTTCAGCATCTTGTCGACCAGCGCGTTGTTCGTCCTCGTCGACGCCGCCCCATCTGCGTCGAGGTTGAAATAGCAACGAACCGACCCGGTCACGCCGATGTCACCACGAGCAGGCGCGAACGCTGGCCCGAGAGTGCCGACGATCTTGCGCTGGCGCAGGTTCGGCGTGACCGTGAGGTTGAAGTCGAGGACCCTCATCGGCTGCTCCAACCAGTTGCCCGCCGTCGTTCCGTTGGTGAGGATGTTGAGGAGTTTCGGATCACCCTCGAAGAAGTGCGTCACATCCCCGGAGATCATTGGCGACGTGGTCGGAGCTGCGACAGGTGTTCCGGAGTCGCGCGACGTGGTCTCCGTGCTCATCAGTCCGCCCTCGAAGGAGAACGAGTTTGTGATCATTCCGGATGTTGGAACCGACAGATCCCACGACGTGACGGACATGCCAGGGAATACATGGAACGTGTCGGAGTCGTCCGTGTCGTCCCGCTCGATTGTCCAGCCTTGCGGTGTCGCGACGCCGTTCATGATGTCGGCCAGAGGCGTGACCTTGACCCCGGCACCTGACAAACCGTCCTCGTCAGCGGGTGGGTTCGGCGTGAAGCCAACGACATGCAGAGTCGTTGTCGCGTTGTTGGCGATCTTGGCGATACCGTTGAAGTTGGTCGTCCCCTCGATAAGAATCCAGCTCCCGACCGTGAAGTTGGCGTTCCAGGACACGCCATCCAGGACGATCTTGATCGGCACAGTCGCGGTCGCCTTCTTGAACGACATGTTCACCGTCGCTGCGGTGGTTGCCGTCACGTAGGTCGACCAGTCAGCGTTGAGGAGCACGGACTGGAGCAGCTCGTCGTGGATGGTCGCGTCGTTGACCATCTCGAAGCCGATGGTCCCTCCGCTTTGCGCGTCGGTGCGGATCATGTCGACGATCTGCCCATCGCTTCGGATCGCAGCGCTCTCCGCGTACTCGATGTTCGGCGACAGGTCTTCGGAGACCAGGCGCAGGTCGGTGTAAACGCCAGAGCCGGTCAGGGCCGTCCCGAACGTGGTTTCCTTCGCCATTCGTACGGCGATGCCAGAAGTGACGGTCATAGAACCTCCTCAAGTCGAAAGCGGATGTTGCAGTTGGTTTGCCACCATTGACCACGGTTGCCAACAGTTAGAAGATACGGCGTCTCGTAGACGACGCCGTTGTCAGTGAGCGAGCGGAACTTGCCGATAATGTCGTCGGCAAGATTGAGCGCAGAGGCCGTCCCCATCCCAAGAGGCGTGAAGATCATGGCCGTCGCAATACCTATCGTCCGAGCCTGCGCCGAGCTTCCGGCACCGACGACCTCGGTCAGCCCTGTGTTGATCGAAAGGCTGACCCACTGCGTATCGTTGGGCGGGTCTGTCGGGTCGTTGTCGTAGACGACCGTGTTCGTGCTGACGCTGCCAGAGCTACCGAACAGCGTGTCGAACCTTGAACGGATCGAGTTGAATGCGGCCTCACGATCTACCAAGGACCAAGCGCCGACGTTCGCGGCCCTTGTCTCTGTGTCGTCGCTGTAGAACGGCGTCACCGATTCAATCTGCCAGAACTGCTCGTTCCGTCTGAAGCCACCGGCAGATGTCGCGCCGTAGAACACCGTGCTATCGATGACGCGGTTGAACTTGGTCCGAATGGCGTCCAGCAATCTCAACGACAGGGCATCCCCGACACCAAGCGGCCCCCTGATGATGGCGCGCATGTTGCCTCGTTTCCTGTATTGCAAGGAGCCACCGAAAGCGTTTTGCTCGGTGTCTGTGTCCTCAACTTGCAACTCGACCCAGGCAGAGTTGGACGGTGGCACCTCTCTCTCGTTGGGATACACAACCCTGGCAACGTCGCCGCCATCAACGACCTGGGCGTCGAAGCGTGTCCGAATGCGGTTGTGCATTTGCTCGTACAAGCCCGATGCAACTACCACGATGCCTCCGAGGTAAAAGCTGACACGCCCCCGTCGTTGCTCGCCAAGAAGCGGACAGGTGCATCTCCACAATCGACGAGGGCGGCCAGCAAGATCATG